ACTGTCTATTTTTGAAAACAACTTTGGCTTTAGCGTTCGCACCGTCTATGGCGATTATAGCACAAGGCCCTGATGCAACAGCTTCAGCGTTCAGCATAGTGCCAGTGTCATCTATATCTGCTGTGGCACACCCTACCACAAAGCCGGCATCTGGATCACCTATATAAGCTGCTTCCCAAACTTGTCCGGGAAGGACTAAATGCACTTTACAGGTTTTGTCGATACCTGCTTCGACACTATGTAGAGAAACTGCTGCTACAGCACCACCACCAGCAGATGCCTTGGTTAACCTGCCGTTAGCGAAAACTAAACACTCACCTTCAGCAATAGCTTCATTATTTTTCACATAAAACTCCATAATTACTGGAGCTTTATCAGTCTGTTCAACTAATCTAAACATTAAAATGACACCTCCTATTCAGTAAAACGATACTTCTGTGCTTTGTTCTTATACCTTAAATATTGTTTAGGACTCATGCCTAAAACATTAACAGCAAATTCACGTTCGTCGCTACTAAGAATATCCACATCGTTAGCACCAGAGCTTGCAAAGTAATTTGCACCCTCTGTACTATACGCTTTATTACGCTGGATATTCCTTTTAGCGGCTTCAGCACCCTCACGTCGAGCATTTGCTGTATGTTTATTGATGTCATTACCTAAATAAATACTATATGCTTCGGCTAAAGTAACACCACCTGCATTACGTCTAGCAATTACTTCTGGAGGTATCTCAGTAACCCCCGGAAACATCTGCACAAACTCCATAGCTTCACGCTCAGTATTAAGCCTGCGTGTTATGTTCTCCTTCCATGCAAGCAAATCTGCGATTACTGGATCTTGTGCAAGATACGTTGACTGTGCAGGCTGTGCATAAGCACCTTCGGGTATATAACCGTCAGGTACAAAATTATTTTGTGGTACGCCATAATTTAGCTGTGCATTATCAAACCCTGCAGTAGTCTGATACTGCTTAGCTAATTCCATAGCTTCTTCTGGATCAACACCAAAAATTTCTTTAAATTGGTCTGCTAACCGTTGGTACTTACGCTGTGCTTTGTTCACACGTTCTTTAATAAGCTGCTGTACACGATATTTAGGTATAACCTCAGTATCGTCATAATCCTCATCATCGTCATCAGCATCTAAATCCAAATCAAAAGCATCTAGTAGACTACCAACATCATCGTCATCATCGTCATCGTCATCTACTAAAGGATCGTCACCAGCACCACTAAATAATTGCAAATCAAATCTAAAATCATCTTCTTTTTTAAACATTAAATATCCTCCCCTACAGCTTAACCCATACTGCGACGGGTAATATACACACATTTTTAACACCCTGTGTGTAGGCGTATTTACCACATCTGAAAAGCCGATGTGCCGCTTAGGTAATCGGGGTTCTACCCATCTGTAACTGCTGAATCAATGCCACTAACTGCGTTAGTTCATCGTCATCAGCAGTACCTACAACTGCACCACTAGGATTACGTGGTACACCTTGCAGTGATAACATTAGTTGTTCTAGTAGTTCTGGTGGAATATTTGTTGTAGCAGTATCGCTTTCCTGCACACTTTCTGTAGGCATACCCACAGGTTCGTTTATGGGATTTGCTACAGGTGTTTCAGGTATATTAGATTGTATATTTATAGGTGTATCTTGTGGTATAACACCTCCACCAGCGTTATTTTGCATCGCAGAAGCTTGCATTTGTTGTTGCATAGCTTCCTGCTCTGCTTTCTTTCTACGCTCTAATGCTTGTCGCCATCTTGGGAAATCTAATACTTCAAGTAATGCTATTTCGTCTATAATACCTCTATCATATAACTGTGTTGCTAATTCTGCATAATATACTTTCGATGTAGGCGTTTCTGAACCTACATTAACGATAATATCAAATTGTGGTATAAATTCCTCTTGTATCTGGTTGCCATTCAAATCCACATAGTTTTTGTACCTAACAAAAGAGTCTTTAGTTACAGTCAGCCATTTAGGTTTATCGTCTATACCGTCAACCCGTATTAAACGTTCGTCGGTATAAAAATGTCCTATATTCATAATAACTAAATCTATTACCTGCTCAACATAGCTGGCAACTGATCTAGAACGCTGCCTAATACGTCCTGCAGCTTGTTGCAGTAAGAGGGCTATAGCAGACGCTGCTCGTATACCTCTTGGTGCACGACCCTGCGTTATATCAACTCTGCCGCTAACAGCTTCCATAGCACGTTGTTCTTGATTGTAGTGGTTAAACAATGAGCCAGAAACACCACCACCAAGTTCACGCTTCATGCGACTAGCATCAACGACTGGTAAGATAGCACCACCTGTTGTCGCAAATTTCTGGAATTGCTGTGGATTACGGATATTTCCTTCATCTGTAACCCAGTTACCCACAGAATGTATAGAATGTCCTTCAATACCTATTTCATTTAATTTGTTCAAAATAAGCTGAGGTAATAGCATGTCATGAGCATCACTATAACCATAACCGCTTTCTTCGTTAGGGTATAGCCAATCTATTGCAAATGGATATTTTGGATAAACATATGTTTTATGCTCTAGCAATACTCCGCCAGCAACAACTGCTACATGAACACCTTTACCAGTATTATCGGTAAAAGGCTCATATTCTAAATCCATAGGAAAATTAGGTGCAATAGGTTCTCCTGTGTACCAATACTCTATCAGCAACACTGACATATCTTCTGGACTAATAGCACCTTCTGCTTGTTCAGAATTAATTGTAGATAAATACCCTGCATAGGTATCCGCTTGTACTTTATGCCCGTTTTCTGGATAGCGTTTCCTAATATAACTTAAAGACCGTTTAACAGCGTATATAATGAATTCAGCACAAGATATTGCTGATGGATCTGTAGCCTTAACTCGTGGGTCAATAAATAAATTTTCTGGTGAAATAGTAACTATTTGCACTTCACCTACAAACGGTACGTCATAACCACCAACCCACTCCGAATCCCAATATACTTTACCTAACATTGGCCCATATAATTCTGCATTACGTACTATGGTTTCACGTTGTCGTTCAAACCTATTAACACGCAATACATGTTTAACAGCAGCTTGATATGCTAAAACAAGTTCTTCACCACTAGGTTCTGTTGGCGATAAAATAATATCCACAGGTGAATCACAAATGTCCCCGACAATACCCTCTATTTGTGCCTTGAAAAAGTTATCCACAGGGCAAGGTTTCATACTCTTTCTAGCAGCATCTCTACCTCGAATACCAAAAGACTGAATACCATCCCATTGTCTGCCGCACCAAAAATTCCAAGCATCTCGCCAACGGGCTTCCGCTTTTTTACGCCCTGTACTATTTTTTGCCCAATCCAAATGATTTTGCACACGCTCAGTTAATTTTTCTAGTTGTTCGTCTATTTTAAATTTTTCTAGTGCTTCTAATTCCTCCAGTTCTTCATCATCCATTAAATCTTTTGGTATGTAGTCATCTGTATATATCACGTACCCACCACCACCTTCCTAGCCATAAAAACCTATAGTTTCATCTATATTTTTATTTGCAGTAGAAGGTTCAGGCATAAATACAGTTTTCACATCAGTTAATGGATTAGCACCTCGCTCTTTGCACCACATGATGTAAGCACCTATAATTATACTCGATAAGCAAATAAATGGTGTCCACAACAATAAAACGACTGCGAACCAATAAGGCATTTCATAACCCCTTTCTTAAAAATCTGTCCAGCTAAGACCGTAACTTCTAGCATTATCATCGTCATCATCATAGGTTCTTCTACTGTAACTGGAATCCACACCACCTTCCATTGCACTAATGCTTGGCCCTGTATTAAGCAGACGTACAACCATTTCTAATGCGTCTGGGCCATCATCGTATCTACCTTTAGGGAAATTGTATAGTTGGTCTAAAAGAAGTGTGTGATTCCTGTTAAATCGTAAGTATCTATTTTTTACATATGGTACTAAAGACTGGACACGTATGACCTTATCTTTATTATGTCGCATTTCTGTGACAGGTAAATAGATATTTCGACGTGTTGCTTCTCTAAGCAGTTCTAAACGTAACAAATCTTGGAATTGGTTTACTTCTATACCAAAACGTGTATATCTATACTGTTTTGCTTTTTGTAAAATAGTGTCAATAATCCTATCAGGCGGCATCCGTTCTATTAAAGCATCAATAACATAAATAAATCCGTCACTACCACGCCCTAATGTAATAATAGCAGTATAATCGCCTAGCTTGCTTTTACCAAGAGATGGGTCAACTGCACCAGCATACTCCACAATTTTTATACGATTTAGTGTAACTTCTGGATCGTAGTAACTAAACCAATCACGTTTAAATATACAGTCCTGTGGATTAATCGGTGTATTCTGCATTTCCGCTTGAAAAGCTAAATCACCAATATCTATATACATTTCCATTAAATCAAGATAAGACTTACCTTCGGGCCACAGCACCTCAGTATCTCTAAGTAAATCCTCTTTATTTGCTTCATAAAATTCTCGTGCCTGCTTACTGCGCTCTTCTTTACTTACCGTCAAATCTGTGTATAAACGTTTCCACTCATCCCACAAGGGTGAGTCACTCCACCGTTTTATTGCTGAGTATTTTTGTGCATCCCATGCAGGATCGTTTAATACTCTATCAAATACACAAGATTCAGCTAAAACAGTACCTACATAAATTATGTCAGTAGTTTCGTCACCGATAGGAATTAATGTGCGTGTTAACCATTTATACCGCTTTTCTATCCTATCCAACGTTTGCACAGATTCATCATTTTCTAAATCGTCAAGTGTAATAAGCTGTGGTCTAAATTGTGCTTGCCTAATACCACGAGCACTACTTTCTGCACCTATAGCCGCCACATAACTAACACCTTTAGCATTTTTAACTGCAACCATATCGCTGCGCCAGACATTCCCTTTGACATCACCAAAATCTTGGAATATATGTGGATTACCGTCTAAAGAATTTTTAATATCTGCAAGGAAACTTGTAGCCTGTGATTCAGTATCAGAAGCTTGCAGTATAAAACCACGCTTACCATAAACCATAGCATTTGTAGGTGTGAAAAAGTTAAAGATAGTCGATTTAGCGAAACCACGAGGCCATCCTCTGGCTAAACGCCTACGTGAAGGAGGTTTAGCTAAAATTTTAGTTAGTTCTTCATACGCTGCTCTGTGAAAATCACCTAACGGTTTAATGAAATATTCTGGAAAATACGCTCTAGCAAAATACTCTAAACTTAATTCGCCTAACTGTTGACGTAAACCATTAGGCCCAATTAGTGGCATATCCATAATAGTTTTCTTAGCACTTTTTGGAAATAGTCTATCCACAAAATACAGGGTTAATTGTGTTAAATATTCTTTATAATCTGCTTTAGCGTGTGCGGCACATAAAATATCAGTCTGTGCTGTCACTGACGTCCACCACCATGTCTTTTAAAGTAGGTACATTTACATTAACTTGAGTTAAAACATTACTGGTGCTGCCTGATTTACTGTTAGTATCCATACCAGCTAAAGTGAATAATACTCTAGCCGCTGGGACATCTCCTTGTGCTGCCAGTTTACCCATAGCGTGTACCGCTGCTGGCACATAAGTTAATGCACTAACAGCAACACGTTCTTTAAATACTCGCAGAAAATCTTCAAACTCTAATGATAATTCAAACATTGTTTTAAAATCTTCTTTCGCAGGCAGACGTGGTGCTGTTAAGTAGGATACTATCGTTTCATCTAATGTCTGTATAAGTTCATCTACATTAGCTGGTAAAACTGCTACACTGGATGTAGCGTCATCTTCCTCCACAGGTTCTAAGCTTTTTAGATACTCCACAACTTTTTTATCAAGTTGTTCCTTCTTTGTTTGATCCTTTTTTCGCACGATATATATTCCTCCACTCGTTACGTTTAGCTATCAACTTCCGTAACGCGTCTTCGAGTTCACCGTCATCTGTAGCACCTACACCATTAGCTAATAAATGCCCTACAGCGTAAACAAACATTGAATCTACTTCATCTAATTTACCTAATGTTTGGGCAGTCATGCCAAAAGCTGTTCTATTCTTAGGTGCTTCATCTATAAATAAATCTTTAATAGGTATTCCTAATTTTTCAGCAACACAAAGTGCATTATACAAATGCATACGCTTTTTGTATGTGTTGTATTTATTAGTTTGTGCAGCACCTGCATACAGCATTATATGGTATTTTGAAAAAAACCATTCACGTTTTGCTTGTTCTAAGTTTGGGTGATACCATTCAGGTACAAGATCTTTAAGAGGTATACCTTGCTGGTATGCTGTAAAAAGTATTTTATACGGGCGATACCAATAGTTAGAGCCGATAACAGTATATTTTTCAGATTTAAAAGCATTTTCATTTACAATCATTAAAGGGTCTATTTCAAAAATTTCTGCATATAAAACTGCTTTCTTCCAGTCGCAACCATAATATACTCTGCGTGCATATGAGTCTGGATCGCTTAAACGCTTATGCCAACCGCAAATAGTATCTCTTGTAGTATTATAAACAATGTACTTACTGTCTTTCGGTATCTTTGCTGTAAAATGCATAGTACCACAACTTAACAAACGCAAATATACAACAGATAAATCTAAAGGTATGTGCAATGCAGAGTTTTTCCATGCTTCATAAAATTCGTCATAACTACCCCAAGGTCCAAACAAGCACATACAGCCTCCTGGCTTGTATAAAAATGCAAACCGTTGTATATTTATACAACGGTTATTTTACATAAAAGTAACATTATATTTTTATTAAGTCAACTAGTCAAGAGTATCCACTAAGGTTATAAGTGCTTGTTTACCTTTGCGTTCTATGTGTATAAAACCTATTCGTGCTAAATTATCTAGTGCGCGTTCAAATAAACCAGCACCATACCTATGCCCGCTAATACTTCTATACAAATCACGTTTAGTTAACTGCCCCTCGCATAACTTCCTGCAAATAAGCTGCTCTATTTTAGCAGTATCGCTTTTAGCGTCTAATGGTTTTAGTGCTTTACGGACACTAAAT